AGAAATGAATTGTATGGTGATTTATACTTGAAACCAACACGTGCTGTTGAATTCATTGGAATCACATTTACAATTACTCCTTCTGGAGCATCATTTGCTGACATTGGCGCATAATAAATGAGTTTAAATAAAAGAGACCTGCGGTAACGTGGGTCTCTTTTATTTATATGTTAGTATTTATGAGAAAATAATATTATAATATTTTATAAAAATGGATACAAAAAAGAATAAAAGGGTATATTCTAAACCAGTTGTTCAGAAACCCAAAGAAGAAGTGATTAAAGAACAGGTAGAAAAAGTCAACCAAGAACAAATAGAAAATAATTCAATCGCCCCAGAGGTAATTGAAGCAAAACCTGTTGACCCAGCAGTATTTGAAACAAAATTATTTGTTGAAGAAGAACCTGAAGAAATTATATTCAGTGCTCCAGTTCCAGATGAATTAGGTGAAATTAAAGAAATTCCAACTTTAGAAAATGAAGCAAAGATATTTGGTGAAGATGTAATTCCACCAAACGATGAGCCACTTGAAGAAGTTAAAAATAGTGAATTGAGAGAAAAACTTAAAGAAGTTAATAAAAAATTTGAAAATTTTCAGACTGTTAAGGTAGTACCTGTTGTACCAGAACCAGAACCAGAATCAATGTATACTCTTACTAAAGAACAGGAAGAAGAGGGTGCACAAGCAGTTGCTGATGTGGTAAATAATCAAATTATTGAAGAATTGAAAACATTGGGTTATGAATCAAAAGAGAGTGCTACCAAAAAAATTGAAGGAGAGTATTTATTAACCAACAAACAAGCAAAAGACGAAGGAGAGTATTTATTAACCGACAAACAAGCAAAAGATAAAGCAATAGCATTATTTCCTGAACTTTCAAAAGAAAAAATTAATGATAGTTTAAGTCAACATGACTTGAGACATTTTAAGAGAACTGATCAGTTGCCAAAGTAAGATTTAATTTTTATTGAATTGTTTTCTAAGATGTAAGTATTTATAGAAAAATAAGTATTACAGAAATTAAATAGACAGAAAAATGGCAGAAATGATAAGAAGTATCCCCTTCCAATATGAACCCAAGAGGATAAATAGATTCTTCGCAGAATTTAGTGATGATTTAGGTATTGAAGTTTGGAAAATCCAAAAATTCAAAAGACCTTCAATGAAAATTAACTCAGTTCAGATACAATTCATGAACGAACAAGACTACGTTGCTGGTAGATATAGTTGGGAAGAAATGCAATTAACATTCTATGACCCAATCGGACCGTCCACGTCACAACAATTGATGGAGTGGGTACGTTTACACGCAGAATCATTAACAGGTCGTATGGGTTATGCAGCAGGTTATAAGAAAAATGTTCTTTTAAAAGCAGTTGACCCAACAGGTGTTGAAGTTGAAAAATGGACATTGGAACAATGCATGATTACAGCAATCGATTTTGGTGAAAACAGTTATGAAGAAGATGGTTTAACAACGGTCCAACTCACTTTGCAACCGTGGAGATGTATTTTAAATATGTAATTAATAGATTAATAATCAATCATTTACATAAAGTATCCAAAAGCCACTTAATTGTGGCTTTTTTATTTTAAATTACATGTGCCCATGTTTTTCTTAATATAATTGAATTAATGTTTGAATGTGCAACATTAAATATTTTAGAAATATTTTTTTGTGAAATTCCTTCAATAAAATACATTTCACGAATTTTAATAATATCATTTGAGGTTAATTTTGCTGCGGGGTGATTTTCACCAATAGTAATTCCTTTTCTTCCTAATGAAATTTTATTTCTTGTTTCAACAGAAACTAGTTTATTAAAATTATGATGTTCAATTCCACATTTACCAAACATTGGATTGTTTGCTCCTTGTTTTTGTAATGAAAGTATTTTTTTTGTCTTTTCGCTGTGTTTTCTATTTAAAAATGAATGTTCTGGGTCATTAACATTATAACCATAATTATTATCGAAAGAATTAAATTTTAACATGAATTCTTTTTCTTTTATTAATAATTTATCTATTCTACACTCTATAATTATTAAAAACTCAAAATTATCAACACCATATTTATTCCATGAAGATTGTAAGTGTGAATTATGATGTATGTTGTGATTTAAATACCATTTATGATCACGCCATCTTTTTCTAATATCGGTAGCACTACCAATATAAACTTTATTATTTATTTTATTTAATATTTTATATATTCCTGTTAGTATCATTTTATATATTATAATTGCATGAATTTTTCTGAAAATTTCATGCACTATGCAGCTAAATTCTGAATTCTATTTTTTATAATTATATTAATATAATATGATCTGTCTTTGGCTTCGATAATTTTATAGTTATCATTATTGTGCGAATACCAAACAAGATAAGACTTACCAAGTTTGATTTGTAGATTTTTTTCAATAATATATTTATAGAGACCAAGCTGTAGTGAATATAGCTCAAGATCACAATCTTCAAGCAAATATAAATCATTGATTAAATGCCTATCTTTCATTTCGTAAGTAAATTCTTTATTAGTCTTGTGGTCCCAGATTTGAAATTCTTTTGTTTTTACGTTCCAGAATAAAATATCGAGCATTCCACCAATTAAACTTTCTCTGTCATATACTACTAATTCAGTTCGAATTGGTATTAATTTACCTTGAACATCATTATAAAATTGATCTACATGTTTTTTACAAATGTTGTATGTGTGTAATACAGGGTCAAAGCCAAATTCATTTAATATTAATTGTTTAGGATATTCAAATTTTTTATTTTGAAATAAGTTTTCGGCATAGTCATGTATTGCTGAACCCCTGATTGTGCCTTTTTTGTTAATAAATTTCCATGCCCTGACTATTTCTTCGGGAGTTACACCGAATTGGTTTCCTTTATATTCAGACCAGTATTTTTCATTGAATTCTTCTTTATAATTACCAATTAATGTGGTTACAGATATTAATTCTTTGCCATCAAGATAATATTTATGTGGTTCATCATAGAAGGTTACGTCATTAAATGCCGTAAATAATTTATTGGGTACTGTAGGAAATTCAATATTCATAGAATGCAAAAGTAGTTAATTTTTTAGTTAACTACAATGTTTTTTTGTAAAATATTCTCAAGATTAATTTTTTCTAAATCTTTTATTAGTTTGTCTTTGTCTGCTGGTAAACCTGAATATCCATGAATATGATTAATAAGTGCATTTATAATTATTTTCAATGCCACCACTAATACATCACCTCTTGCAACTGGATGACCTTCAGAAAATATTCTTGTTCTGTCTGCTGCAGTTAATTCTGCTGCTTTAAATTGCGGTTTACCAGTATGTGATATTAAAGCAATTTTATCACTTAATATAACTGTGCTGCTTTGATAAGCAGGATTTGTTGCAACTAAATTTTGTGGTTCGAAAACAAGATTAATTGATGCTGGATTTGTTGTGTTTAATTTCAACACATTTCCATTTTCATGTTTTCCTGCTCTTATATGAACTTCATTTGTTCTTAAAATAACATCAGTATTGACTTTACCTACAAGTGCAACATCACTTGGTAAGGGATATACTCCTATTGCGTCAGGAAGTGTTGAAGGTGCTGTTTCTGGAAGAGTTAATCCCATATTGGTTGTTGACAAAGCTGTGTAAATTGTATCAAAACCAATTTTATGTGGTTGAGATATAACACTGCCCATCCAAAACCTGCTTCTTTCAGGATATCTCATGTCTTCAATAAAAATTCTGACAATTTCGCCCACTTGTGGAAGTATAAAGAAAAATTTTGGTAACATAGGATAACAATCAGGTAAATTAATGTTTCCTGTCTGATTGTCCAGATCGGGTATTTTAACCTTAATTCTACCACCATCTGTCGGGTCGTCAATAGATATCACTTCACCATAATAAATCGTTCTGGTGTGCTCATAACCCCCTACCTTTCTAAATGGGTCACTTGTTTGTATTATTGGTTTATCAAATCCTGACATTATCTTTTTTCCATTTCTTCAATTAACAAAACATATTGGTTTTCAGTTTCTGTTAATAGTTTAATTTTTTCGTTTATTTTTTTTTCAAGTTCTTCAGCTTCATAAGTATGTTTAATAAGTTCCTGTTTTAATGTATCATGTTTTACTTTGATCTCATTAATCATCTTATTTAATTCAATTGGTGTATATTTATTTAAATTTTCCATTATTGTATAACTCCATATCCTTTAGCATAATAAATAGTTGAACCAAACACCGTAACGGGTCCCGTTGGCGATATACCTGCAGCCGAAAGCGTAATCCCGGGTGGTATAACGACTGTCAATAGAGCGTCTTGTTGAAATGCTCTTACAATTTCTTCCATTCTAATTCTTTCCATTATTTCATCAGGCGATACACCACCAGAAGGTAAAACCCCTACTGGTAATCCCGCTTTGGTTTTGTTTGCAATAACATTACTTGCCATTTTAATTGGTGACAAACCGGGACGTTGCGGTATGCCTACCAATATCAGTACTGCTGGCACTGGCAGAGGACTACCGACTGAGGAAAGACTTAATATTTTACTAAATCCTCCTATAACTGAATTTATGTCGCCATAATTTATTGCCATATTTTTTATTTTATTTTCACTTCTTCAAGAACAATTTTTGTTGTTGCCTGAGTTGTTTTTAATTCTTTAATATTTATCCATTTCCAACCTAAGAGCCATTTTGTCATCAGTATTCTGAACCAATTTGGTTTAACTGTTGTTGCGAGTTGTGTGCCGTTTAAGTCACCATTATCAATGAGATATACGCCAAGAAACTGTTTCTTTATTTTTTGATCTACTATCATGTTTTTGCAGGTGTTAGACTTTTAATAAGATTTGAGTATTGATTTATTTTTTCTTTTATAATTTTAGCAATTAATGGCTTAAGTAATTTAACTAAATATTTTACAACAAAAGGATATATAAATCCAACAATTAATTTAATTATTGCAGTCACATTACATTTTATTAATGTTTTAAACTTTTTTAAATCATCTTTGGGTTGAGTAATTTTTGGTGTTCCTTGGTTTTGAAATGCACTTACAATTGCTAATATTGCACGTATTTGAGGATTGGTCGTCAATGCTTTTGATAAAGTTAATGTAATTAAATTAATTAATTTTTGAAAAAATCCGTCTTTAATTGTTTCTTTATTAGCATTAGTAACAGCAGGATTATGTGTACTTTGATTAATTGTATTATTTATTTGATTGCCAACATAATTCGGGTCAGTAGCTTGTCCTGTTGTGCCTGATATGTTATTAATTAATGCAGTTAAACCACTTAACGGTAAACTTGATGCTATAACACCGCAACCCATATCATAATTAATAATACCTTTTATCATTTCTTCTGCACGTAAAAGCAATGCTGCATTATCTGCTGGTGAAATTTCAAAACTATCGTCATCATTACTAATTAATTGTTGAAGTAATTGATTTACAACCAATTCTTGATGTGTATCATTAACTGTTCTGTTTTGAAATTTTGAAACTGTGCCATACATCATATTCATAACGTTAGTTGTGAATTCTTTTTTATCAACAATAGTAAGACTGTCAACATATTGATTTGTCCAATCGCCAATTTTTGTAGGACTACCATTTGCTTTAAATATTAATTCATCAGTTACTGCATCATGAGTCATATGTAAAACACCAAAATTTCCGCTACCGTTTTTTATTGTATCATATACCGAACTATCGAAATTAGGTTTTGCATTATCATATATTAATTGACCTCCCTGAGAACTTGGATTTGTTTTGAATTTTCCTGACATGTCAATATTTTTCACTTTTACTCTCACGCCAGTGCCACTGGATGTAAAATAAGAAGGTAAATTGTCATTTGAATTATATTGTGTTACCTGATTTTTTAATGATTTTTTTAAATCAGGTTCAATTTTATCAATAAATTTAGCAAATAATTCACCAGTTAACTCTTGCAGGGCATCTGAGCCAACAACAACTTTTAATATATCAAGTAATAATGGTACAATATCGTTTTTATTGTTGACTGAAGGAAATAGATTAGTGGTATCAGGTATATCCGTTGCTTGAATTACTGAAGTGTATGAACCAATGGTTGTAAAAATACTTTTTTTGTTGTCACTTAAGCTCATTATTATTTGGTTTCTCTTTTTTTAAGTTCTTCTTTTTCAAAATGTTCTTGAACCATACTAAGTAATTCAAGTCTTCTTTCATCAGTAATATCACCAGCTTCTTCAGTAGATGATTTAGTTATACCAGCATTGAAACCACCAACACCATTACCTGCTTTAACTGTGTTATCAAAAACAACTTCTTTTAAATATTTTAAAAGCATAATTTTTTGATCTTGGTTTTTAGCTTCGGCAGCAATAAGTTTAATAATAGCATCACCAATGGCTTGAATTTCACCGCCTTCTTTTACTTTTAATTCCCATTTGGTATATAATCTGGTAATTTTAGCTTTTATGTTATAACTTTCGTCATATATTTCCTGAAGAAGTTTATTAACACTGTCTTCATCAAATTTTAGTTTTTTTCTTACTGGTCTCATATTTTCATTAATTTATTATAAATACTTTAAGAATAAATATGATTATAGTTTTAGTACATGTGAATTACTAATTAAATTAGTTTCGTGTTTCATTGACTCGCCTATT